GCCCTTTCATTCCTTCAACTTGTTCTAAAGTATCTGTTGGGCCGTATGAATAAACAGATGAAAAGTCAGTTGTTGATGTAGGTTTCAGTTCCGAACCCAAAAACTTAGTTGTTCGTGCCTCAGGGAGTTCCCACGGTGTATTCTCCAATTCTCTTAGATAACTCTCTCTTCTTATTTCATCAAAATCTATAGGAGTTCCTTCTAATTGATTTTCAATCATAAAACCCAAGTGCTCAGGGTGAACATGTTTAGGGTCTCCCGCCCCTAAATTATGACTACTCCAAATTAATTTTCCTTCTTCATTTCTATCAAAAGCAAAATTAGGGTCATCAAGCATGTCACGAATGTCACCTTCGTAAAACCCATTTCTCAAAAAATTAAGCGCTTGGTGGCTCATTAAACCATAAGGGCGAGGTAATCTTCTGTTCATGCCGGGTTGAGCCTCAGTAATTTGATGGTCAATATAATCTTCAAAAGAACCTGCATCCATGAGCCTTCTTTTGACTTCTTCAACATCGTAATTTTTTAACAACCGCATAGCGATGTCTATTGGTTCCATTAGCAGTTCCACCTTTTCAAGGCGGCTCCTTTAGGAGTAAGTTTTCCATCTTTACTTGTTGGACCTTTACTTCCACCCATACGGGCACAAAATGACTTACGCCTTTTTGCCGCTTTACTTCCGGGCTTAAGTTTACTTGGTTTTTTGGTTACTGGTCTTTTCAAGTTTGCACCAGTTTCTCTTTTGAACTTAGCACGACCCTTAGCGTTTAGACCACCACTCCTACTGTGTCTTTTTGGATTGTAACCGTGAAATGGCTTGGATTTTTTCTTTGCCTTGAGAAACTCAAATGCAATCTCGCCGGGACTACAACAATCACAAAACTCGTAATCTATTGATTCACTTTTGTTCATATCTTGAAAGTCATGTGAAAAAACCATTGGGAAATCATCATCATCTTGGTCATAACCTTCTTCAGGAAAATGCATATCCATTTGATACTCTCTTTCATTACTTCTCATTCGTGATTCATTTAACAGTTGACTGTAAACTTCTTTTGCTGATTCAGCATCAGAAAGAGCATGAGGAGCATGATGCATAAATAATTGCTCTTGTATAGGGGATTTAGCATCTAGCATATGCCTCAAATCAAAATGGTCTATGAGAGCAAAAGGTCTTACTGGATTAAGTCCTAACCTATCATCCCTTGTCATCAAATCACCCTAACCATCTTTACTATAGTAGGTTTTCCGCCCACACCCTGTTTTTTTGACCTTTTTCTTTTAGTTGCGGCTTGTTTTTGCCCCTCAGTCATCGAACCGCTAGTCTTTGGAGTTTTACTTGAGACCTTTACACTTGGTCTGCACTTAGGATAACCCTTGCTATCTTTCTTTGCTTTGCTTCTACCGCAGGGAGGGTGCTTACCATCCTTGTCTTTACGAGATACATCAACCCATTTTTCTTTGAACCAACGGTTCAGGTTTTTACGAACAAGGACATCGCTCATTTCTTTCCCGCCCATGCATCGCATACATGGTCTGCACGGCAATTGAAGTCATACCACTCACAATATCCAGTCATAGGGTCATCAGTCTTTGACGAATCCCATGCTTTGCAGTTACCACATTTTTCTTTTCCAGTAGCCTTCCTATAATTGGGGGCATCTTTTTTTCCTTTGAGTAAAGCCCAAGCCTTGACCATAGAAGCGTGACTCATTTCTTCTTCCCCTTTTTCTTAAACTTACCTTTGCAGTATTGCACTGCCCAGCCATTAGCATAGGCTGATGGGTAAACATCAAACTTTCTTTTAGCGGCGGCTTTTCCCTCAGGGCATAACTTCTTCGCTACTGTTTCTGAAACAACAGCAACATCGTATTTCATCAGACTCCATGCTGACTCGATGGCACTGCCCATGCGTGTCCGAGTATAAAGTCGTAGATAGAATTATGGTTTTCTAAAAACATCAGGTGGTGGGGCTTTTTTTGGCCTTACAGATACAATTATTTTAGGCGAATCACTAAAACCATAACCGATTAGTGTACCGATTACAAATCCCCAAAATACCGATGAAATAAAAATTGCTAACTCAGTGTTCATCAGTTGCAACCCATCTTTGTGCAACCCATCTTGGTCATCTTCATTTCACCGCACTTTGGGCATTCCTTACTTTCTTCTTGTGGCTTATCTTTATTCTCCATTCCATCCAAGACCATTCTTGGTGATTTGAGAATCATCCAAGCCTTGTAGAATGCGCCCGCCATGACTATCCGATAGTTACGGGGGAGATAAAAGTGACGGCTTAGTTACGCACTTTGAAGCCCCTAAGGTCATTTTTTTGTTTTTCAATTTTTTTTCTCAGAAAGGTGTGCGTGGTTATAAGGAGCGTAACTAGGCGGCGTAACTACATGCCTCCGCCTAAGGGTTGGCGTAACTAGGGCGCAGTGTAGCGTTCTATAGGTTCAGCGTAACGGTGCTCAACGGTTCACCGTTGCAGGGCTTTTGTTAACCGTTGTTTCACCGTTAAAATCACCGTTGTATAACGAGGAGCGCCACGCTCCGTAGGAGCGTTGCACTCCGAGGGCGAGCATAATGCAAGGCGTATGCGGGGCGTTGGTG